TTGTGCATTTGTATAGCATCCATAAGACCTCTCTCATATCTCTTATCTGATTCTTTCTTAGCTAAGTAGTAACCTACACCACCCATCACAATAGTGTATATCATTAACCCTTCGATACTCATCATATATTTCTCCTAAAACAATTAGGTAGTACTACTCCTGGAGACTGAGGGGAGGAATAGTACTTCCTAAGTATTCTACAAAGTGGACTTACTATATAATACTACTTCTTATACTATTACTTATATACTATTAAGTAGTAATAGTATTATATACGTAGTATATACTTATTAAATACTTATTAATACTTCTTACTTCTGCTTACTTGTTCTAATTATTCTTTTAATATTATCTATATATAAGAGAGTTTAAAAAAAGAGTAGTAATATCAAGTGGTTACATTGTGGTTAGAAACCCCGATAGGGGGTTCGTTCACTACCGCTCACTCACTACATTAATCACTATAACGTACTATAAGAATCTAAGTAGTTAGTACCTTTAACCCTACCTCCTATTCCTACTCCTTGCATAAACCTCTCTAACTCAGCATCTAACTGTTCTTCCTTATACCTAGCTAATGCTTCATCACTATCTACTCCTACTGATTCTACTATAAAACCTAATGCAATAGCTAAAGCATCTAATCTATCATCGTGTTGTAAGCTGCCTTTATCCTTAGATATATGAGTCATCTGATGTATTAAAGAATAGGATAAGTTCTTATGGTCACTTACTGCATTACTTACATCCTTCTTCAGTAGTGAGTAGTCTATAACTAACTTGTGTTGGTTTAATAGTGGTTCTAGTACGTCTAGTATCCTCATTTCCTTTTGCTTATGGTTTCTTACTTCCTCAATAGTAACAGGATGTACAGACCTAAGTATAGGTTTAAGTAACTCACTAAACATACCATCACCAAAGTTACTCTCAATAACTAATGCGTTAACCTTATGCTTCTTTCCTACTTGTGCTAACCTCATTAAGTTCTCAGGAGTATAGCCTCCGTGTATTCCTCCTACCTCAGCCACATATATTTTTCCGTGTAATTGTTTGATAACTGCATAACCAGTTTCATCCTTACCTCTACCTGAAGGGTCAATAGACATAATAGAGTATTCATATGGTACATACTCACTGTCTACGTGCCCTGCTCTAAAGAAGCTATCCCCAGTAAAGCCAATATTAGGAATAGTATCAATATAGTTAGAACGAGAAGAAGAGTAGGAGATACTGATTGGACCTTTATTAATATCAAGGTCGTGTACAATAAAATCACTAGTCTTTAGAGGGTATTTATCAGCATCACTGAGTGTTGTATCTAATTGGTACTGTAGTCTAAACCAACTACGACCAATAGAAGCCTCTCTCTCAACCAAATCTTGGTGAGTAAACCTAGTGTCTGTACAATCTCCTACTTCTACTTCACCCTTTTCAATAGGCGTAGTAATGAATGGGGCTAATGTGCCCTGATAAACTTCAGTATCTTCGGGATACCGAGCAGGATATACTACGGTTCTAAAACCTTTATCTCTCATCTTATTATAAATACTCTCTCCAGACTGAGGAGTACCTAGCATAATAATCTGAGCGTTGTCTGTTGTTTGTAAAATGGCATCATACTCAGCTACAGTAGCAAGTAGTTTAGCTCTCATCTGTTCAGTAGCAGAGTTCTGTAAACCCTCTACGTCATCAGAGATAAGGATACTAGCTCTATTGCCTTGTAACTGAGAAGTAATACCTAGTGACTTAACACTTGGTTGCACTGTTACTTCTGCTCCTGCTACATCAAAACTCTTAACTGAGTTTCTCATATCTGACTCATGGATTAGATGTTCTAATACTGGTAAATCAAAGATTAACCTACGTATGAACTGAGCAATAGCATCAGAGTGTGGTCCTGATTGGGAAACAATCAATACTTTCTCATTAGGATTCCTTAACAACCTCCAAGTAACATAAGCTCCTGTGATATATGTTTTACCTACTCCTCGAAATGCTTCAATAAGTAGTCGTTTATCACCTGTCATTAATGTCTTAGCCATATCTGTTTGAATAGGAGTAGGACAAGGTAAGTTAATACCCTCCCATACATAATTCAAATAGCTTCTAAAGTCATTAATCAGAGTCTTTAGTTCTTTTTGTGTTAATGTTCTATCATATATACCCATCTCACAGCTCCATATATTCGATTCTAGCCACTTTTATTTAAAAGTAATACCATTAGCTACCAAACTGTATAACCTCGTCCATAACGCCCGATTCTTTCATCTCTTCTACAAGACTCATCATTGGTTTACTTTCTACTATGTCTGCTGTAATATCATTCTGTTTAAGAAAGTTATTAATAGCAGTAAGTTCAGAAGGGGATAGTTCCCCCTCCGTTAACCTATTAGCGTAGTGAGTAGCAAGTAAGTCGTGAATAGTATTTAGTTTTTCTATATTTGCTTTTGCCATATTGTTCTCCTATCTTGACCAGTATTCATTTAATGCTTTTAACCCATCTCCTACTATTGGCATAGTATAGAGAGGTAGTCCACTATTCATCATAAGGGTTCTACCCCAAGTAGTGTTCCAAGCGTTATCATTACCATCTAAAGGGTTTAAGTCTAGCTTATGTAGTGAGGATAAAATATCATTAACCCTAGAATAAGTAGGACCTAAGAAAGCCCTACCAGTATCCATACGATAATCAGAACCTAGTCCTTGTCCTGTCATTACTCTCTTCATTAAATCCATACCTGTACTCAATGGAGCTAGGATACTATTAGTTGCTAACATTTTAACAGCTAAGTTCTGCATACCCTCTGAAGTAGATAAGTCAAACTTTCTATCTGCTTCTTCTTTTAAACCAGAGTTGATAAGCATTTCTTCTTTAGACATAGCAATAATACCTGTAAAGAAAGCAGAAGTAGCGATACCTACAATCATTGCAGCACTCCGCTCATCGTATCCTCTAATTAGTAGTGACTCATATGCTTGTAAAGGGTAACTCATAAACTGAGTAGCTAGTTTAAGACCTACATTATTAGGGTTTGACCAGAAGTGAGGTAAGTGTTTCTTATCACCCATTAATACATTCAAATCAGAAGCATTTGACAGTCCTCTATGAATCATAGCTCTGTCACTATCTACTAGCTTAGTTAGGTCATACTCTAACAGCGTCCCATCTTTGTCATACTTAAACACATCATCAGCTTTAGCTTGAATATCTTTTAGTCTTCTAATATCAAACTGAAGTCTAGTTAGCTTCTTTAAATCACCTGACATCTTACCTGTTGCTTCCCAAGCATCTAGTTGTTTTATTAACTTAGGATTGAAGAAAATATCATCCATCATAGCCATACCGATAGAGTTTCTAGCAGCAGAAGTAACAGTAGACAGTGGTAATGTATTAGATACAAACTCAGTACCCTTAGCAAGTTTCTTATTTAACCAACTCTGTTGAGCATAGCCTTCTTCTAAGTCATTAGCTACTCTTGATACTAATGAGTGATTTGTTTTATCGAAACCGTGAGTCCACATCTGCATCTGAGCGTTGGCTCTATTACTTGGTACTTGTTCTTTATAAAGTCTTTTAATATCTTTAAAAGTATGACCGATAGATTTTAAGCCTACTTTAAAACCTGCCATAACAATAGGTAAAGCAAGCTCACCCATAGCAGCAGTAGCAGCAAAACCACCACCGATAGTAGCGAAGTTTAAGTCCATTATTCCTTTAGTTGTCATCTGTGCCCAGGCAGGAAGAGTAGACTTCATCTGAGTACCCCAAAGCAGTCTAACATTACGTTCAAAGTATTCAGCCATTTTAGCTGCTTCTTTTCTTGCTACTGTATCTGTATGACCCGCTTCTTTCATCTCATCATACACTCTTTTTTTAAGTTGTTTAGCCACTGATGCTAACTCTTCTTTAGTATGGAAGCCTAGTGCTTCTTTAACACCAATACGACCAGACATTCTAAAGCTTTGCTTCTGGAGAATATCACCAGCATTACGGTTTAGAATCTCTACAATATCATTCTCAGCTACATCTAGTTTTCTTCTCTTTAAGAAGTCAGCACCGTGGCTCATCTCATCGTCTACAACACTATCATAAACTTCTCCAGCTCTTTTGTTAGCAGCTTTTTCAGAAATAGCACCTCTCTTTATTTCTTTTTTATACCCATCAATTTCTTTCTTTAATTCTTTCTTTTTAGTCCACTCTTTTGTTCCTGTTCTAGTACGAGCAGGGAGTAGGTTTCTTTCTGTAGTAAGTTTATCTATCTTCTTATTAAGTTCTATTAATTTGTTCTCAAACTTTGCTACTGCTTTATTATGTATAGCTTTACCTAGGTACTTTTGTACTGCTTCTCTACCCATAGCTCTCATCTTAAAACCATCAAACTCACGAGTAACATATCCTTTACCTTTAGATGCCATACCAGCACTTTCTAGTTTAAGCCCTACGTGTCTAAGACCAGCTTCAAAAGCATCTACAGCAGGAGCAAGAGTTGGGTCAATAGTCTTACCAGCGTTACGCTCTACAAGACCTACATAAACCATCTCATTCCATTCAGCTTCTTTAACATTCTTAAAGTTCTGTCTTCTAATATCTTTAATGATTCCAGCCTGTCTGTTTAAAGTAGACTCTACATCTCTAGCTATATGATGAGCAGTATCTCCCATATAAGTACCAGCAACATCAACAGTAGAAGCACCACTTACTTGTAGTCTAGCCCCTAGTTGCCTAGCTGCGTTACTCTCAGAAGCTGCCATACCACCAATCATAGAATAAGCGTAACTAGAGCCTTGAGGAATAACACCATCAAAGTCTACAAGCTTACCATCAGCATCTACAATCTTATCCACAGTAGTAGTATTCCAAGCACTACCAGGAGGAACAACAGTACCTTCTTCTAATTCTTGTTTTAGTATTGTATTATCTAATGAAGCTGTCTTACCTAAGATACCGTTAGCTACCCCACCAAATATAGTGGAGAAAGCAGTAATCTGTGCCTTAGCTTCTTCATCTATAAGACCTGAGCGAGCTTGTCTAACACTCTCATCAATATAACCAGTAGGACCTGCTAATGCAGCTCCAAGTGCAACCCTAGTACCAAAAGTAGCTCCTCCTGTAGTAACAGCTATAGCTAGTTCAGGTATATTAATTGGGTTAGTTAAGAAAGCAGGAATAGCAGCAGCGAAGTTTAATAGCCCGTGATTAGCAGACAATACTTCTTTCTGGTCTCTATCTAATTGTACTCTTTTTACTAGTGCATCATAAGAAGCTTGAGATACTAAGTCTCCTCTACTAAGAGCAGCATTTACCGTCATAAAACCTAGTCCATCTGCTCTAGCTTGTTCGGGGTCAAACTTCCAATTAGGGTCTCTTTCAAAGTTTTTACTATGTAATACGTTTCCGTCTTCATCTTGAGCCTGACCAAAATCAAAGAAGGGATTGAACTGACCCCAAGTAGCATCCCAAGTTCCTATCTTTCCTTCAAACTTACGTTCAATATCTGCTTTTCTTTGGTTCTCTTTAGCAGCATCATTAGAATAAAAATACATTACTTCTCCTATCGTTTAGTTATAGAGTTTCCAAAATAGAAACCGACTACTGCCATAATTGCGTGAGGTAGATACTCAGGTGTTACCATACCTTCTAAAGTTCTATATTCAGTAACCGTAGAAGTAAAATCTAAGAACAGTATTTTAAACCCTTCTGTTACTTCTACTGGTACTACTGTTGGTAAGTTAAATAAAGGAGCAAGTAGGATAACAAAAGCCATACCAATAAAAGACATTGTTATAAACCGTCTAGTCCAGCTTGCGTTAGAGTTCTGGTAGTTTCTAGCTTCTTGTATCATACCTGCTCTTGCTTTTCTCTCAGCTGCTAAGTCTGCTCTACTGTCTGCATACATACGTAAAAACCCAGAACCCAAAGTACTAGCAAACATAGTAATCATTTCAACTGGTAATCCAAACATAACTTACTCCTACTTAACCTTAAAAGAAAATTCATTCGCTATATAATCTCTAGCGAACTCGTGTTGTATTTTGCCTAAAGTATTCCTAAAACCGTGACCAGTATAACCCATACCCTCATACTCACTTTCATCGAAGTCATACTTATCAATAATACTCCCATCTCTAATAGTAAATTGACCTAGAGTATTTTGTATTTGACCCCAAGGAGAAAACACTTTATCTACATAAGAGTCGGTGTACCCTTCTGGTTTATACTTAGCAAGAGTTTCCTTGTCTATTAGACCCTCTCCTTCTTTCTCTACTATAGTCTTGAGTAGTTCTTGAGCGTCTTTAGGGTACTCATCTAAAGAAAGAGAAGTATCTTTATAAAAACTAGTAGCAAACTTCCTTGCTGCTATTGTTTCTTTAATAATACTTTCATCTATGAAGTCAACAATATCTCCCATAATAGTAGAACTTGTCACAGGGAGTAAACCTTTAGGTGTGTCTGTTAAATGACTCATACTTACTCCTCTATAAATTCACTTTTATCGTCTTCTACTACAAACTCTTTAGTCCACCATTCTTTTAAAGCACCTATCATACTTTGTTCGGATTGTGCTTTTAAGGCTTTAGCATATGGTGTTTGTGCTGTTTCTTTTCTAGTCTTTTCCCTATGTTTGATTGCCTTATCTTTTCCAGTGCTTATGTTATCTAAGTGCTTATCAAAATCACCGCTAAAGTTTCTTAGTTCATTATTACTTAAAGTGAAACCAAACCAAGGCTGGTCATCTCCTATAAGAGGTACATTATCTAAATATTCTCTAGTAGTGACTTCTAAAGCCCACTCATTATTACCTAACCTTCTAATACGAATAGGTTGAAAATCATCACTCCATCCTTCACCGAAGTTAAGTTTATTGTACGTTTTATCTGACTGTACATACTTATGCTCAGTAGTAACCATACCTAATTTATCAACCATAAGTTCTTTAAGAGCAGGATTAGTATTAGAAAGAATATAATGAAGCATACCTTGTGTGTAGCCTGGATTCTTAGCATCTTTAGCTGCTAGTAACTTCCATCCACCACTAGTAGGTACTCTTGTCCCTCCAAATAAATTACCAAACAGAGCATCTACTACTGTTTTTTCTCCTGCTTCCATATCAGACGGAGGAGAAAGAGCAACTGTACTCATTTTCTTACCGTGAAGGTCAAAGAAACTCTTGTCATCAAAACCAACACTATAGTAATCAAACTTAACTGCCATCTCAGCAACCTTAATAAGTTCTGTAGGAGAAGCCCAAGGCATATGTTTTTTAGCTAACTGAAGCCTATCAGCAAGTGCGGTCTCAGCTAAAGGTGAATCTGTTAATTGTTGTTTTGTTGGCTTCTCTAGCTCGTTGGAAGTTAGTTGCTGTATATGATGAGTAGCTATGTTTATCCTAGACAGTAAAACAGCATCTGCAAAACCTGGTGCTGCTTTTTCTATAGCATCTCTTACTCCTTGTCCTACATTTGCATCATATAGATTAAGTTGAGCTTCATATAAGAATGTATTTAGTGCAGTAGGGTCTCCACTTTCTAATATCTGTCTGAACTGAGCATTGTAAGCATTAGCCTGATTACCAATGATTTGAGGTGCTAAGTCAGGGTTCATTCTCAGTACTCTATCTAGTTTAATTGAAGCTTCTCTAGCAGCAATAGGGTCAGCACCTTCGCTTTGAGTATTAGAAAAGATAGTAGCTAGCCAAGTAGAGGACTGCTGAATAACGTGACTCATTATTTTCTTCTTAGTAAGCTCATCAACAGAAGCATTGCCTGTTTTTTTAGCTTCTAATAAAGACTCAATAGAAGCAGAACCAGTAGAAACCAAATGTTTAATACCAATTATATTCTTAACACCTGCTACTTTCTCTCTTGACTCTTTGACACCTTTGAATAATCCTCTGCCCTCTTTAGTATTAAGCTCTGATAACTTACCTACACCATCAGAACCTTCTTGATTTAATGCTTCTTGATGTAGAGCATCTAGTAAAGCTACAGGGTGCTCCATACCTTCTTGCTCTAATTCACTCTCTACTATTTCTCTTAATGTAATTCTTTTTTCAGGGAAAGCTTCTGCTACTTCTGGGTCTGCTGACTTAGAGTTTAACCATTCATTTCTAGTCTTGCCTGAGTCTTTAATACGTTGTAGTATTTCATTTTCCTTCTGAGACATAGCCTCTTCATAGAGAGTCCAATTGTTTTCAAAAGCAGCAGTCTCTACGTTTATCTGTCCTAGTTTACCCTCAGACCACACAGCATTAGCTTGTGAGTTTGTAAAACCGTTATGTGTTAGGTTATCTAAAGTTTCTTCGTTTGAGTAACCCCAATCAATTATATTAGTAAGGGCATTTTGTTTATCTATTTCCCTTTTTTCTTTGCTCATTAAGACTTGGTTAGATGTAGCCAAGCTCATATACTTTTCTGTCACTGCATTTGAGAATGTAGATTTGTATATCTCTGCTAGTGGTCCTTCAGCATCATCGTCTAAGCTACCTATGGCGTTCTTCATTTCTTCCATATAGAACGCATCAAGGTCTGCTGTGTGAACCCCCTCTGCTCTCTGCCCTACATTGTCTAAATGCATCTTAGCGTCTGCTAAGGCATTAGTCTTGTGGTCTCTTTCTTGTTGTTTATATTCAGAAGTAGATTGGTAAGCACCTATACCTGCTTTAACAGCATTTAGGAATTTACCTGCATAGTCTACGTTTCTCCCACCAGTGTTGATGAAACCTGCGTCTACAAATCTTGAACGTGCTCCTTCAACTTCGCCTAGTTTAGCTTCAACAGCCTCAGCTGCTAATATTTGCTTTCTTTGCTCTTTCATTTATACTCCTAAATTACCAACTATTTCCAAAACCCTGTCCATTCATTGATTGTCCTGCTTGTGCTCCACTACCATAAGCAATAGTAGCATCTAGTACAGCTTCAAATACACCTTTCTTGTTAGCCTCAGCTTGATTTATACCGCTACGTGCTCTATTATAGGTAGCTTGTGCACTCTTACCATACTCAGTTACAACCTTCTCTCCCTTGCTTATAAGAGAACCTTTAGTGAAAGTCTTCTGTTGGATGAAGTTACTATAAGCGTGTAAAGCAGAAGCACCAGCAGTATTACTTGTTGCTTTTTGTGCTGTGTACTTAGCTAAATCTTTAGCAGCAACCATCTCATTCTTAGTTAAAGCGATACCTGTAGCTTGTTTAGCTTCAGTCATCTGTTCTGTTAAGTTCCTATAGGTGTTCTCAGCATCTCTATTAATCTGTAGCTGTTGTCTATAAGCATTTTTATTTTGACTACGTGTACCCATAATACTACTGAGTGCCATTAATCCGCCCATAATTGACATATTACTTCTCCTTCCATTTAAACAAGCCTTCTATTCCTTTGACAGGCTCACTGTGATTCTCAAAATACTTCAAA